TCGGCCTCCTCCCGCGAGATCGTCCTGACACCACCCCCGGCACCTCCATCGCCGCCAGCGCCGTCGCCTCCGCTCGGGGCGAGCCAGTGCCTCCCGGCATCCGTGCCCAGGTAGACGCCGACAGCCTCGGCCACGTCGGCCACCTTGCCCGCCTTTTCCGGCGACATGACAGTGTCCCCGCCCAGAGACAGCGTATAATTGCCGCCCTCCCCGGCAGAAAACCGATCCACCATGATGTCGGCGAAGTCCTCGAGGGCGGTCTTTTCCACCCCCTGCGCCGCGCCAGTGCTCTGGATGAGGGAGCGCAATTTCGTGCGTTCCGCCTCCTGCGCCGACTTCTCCGCTGCCTCCTGGGCCGAGGCGTTGGCCTTCTCCAGATCCGCGATACGCTCGCTGTCTGTCTTGCGAGCTGCGGCGGCGGCTTTGTGCTGCTCCTCCGCTGTTTGCGCTGCGGACGCCTTCAGGTCAGCGATCTCCTTGTCCTTCGCAGCGTTGGCGTCGTAGAGGGCCTTGTTGTTCTCTCGAAACTCGGCCAGCTTGTCGATGTCGGGGTCTGCATCTGCCCGGAGGGCCGGATCGAGGGCGAACTTGCCGTCCTTCTCGGTGTAGAAGCTGCGGTATCTCTCATCCACGTCCTCGAGCTTGTCAAGCGTGTTTTTCAGGGCCATTTACGTGCTCCTTTCGCGGAGTTGGGCCAGTGTGAGCGGGCGACCAGATTGGTCGATGAGATCGGCCATCGCGATGTCGCCCTTGCGCCATAGTTCAAACTTCCCGGGGCCGAGCATCTCCTTCTGCTGGGACTCGGACATGGAGTCCAGCAGGTTGCCGAACGTCTGGCCCCTGACCGGGTTGTCCTGCCGGCCGAGAGGAACCAGCGTCGTCCGGCAGCGGATGTGCCAGGGCGGCGGGCCGGGAAACGACTCCGTCCCGTGCCCCACGGCCCGGCCGCTCCGAAGTGCCCATGTTCTGCCGGCTCGAGCCCTGCAGATGTCCGATGTGCGCCCGTCCAGGGGGTTGATCGCCTGAATCATCGTCACCACGTCGTCATTGGCGACGTAGGTCTCGTAGCGGGCCGCATTCGAGGCGCCGGACATGCCGGTAGTCACCGTCGCCTGTGCGTGCCGCTCGAAGGTCCGAAACATGCCGTTGGTATACTGCAGCTCCTTCTCTCCACGAATCGAGCGGACCATGTCCGTCAGATTNCCGTCTGCTGTTNCGGTCTGGCGCAGGCGGCGCACCAGCTCGTCCCGGGCGCTGCGCCCCTGACGACTGAAGTGGCTGCTGGCCGTGGCCCCGTCGATGAGGAGATCCTCAGCCACCTTCTTCGCCTGCGTCGGCGTCAGCGTCCGCTTGAGATTCAGCCCCGCAGCTTGAGCCAGGCGTACCGCCTCGACGCTCTCGTCCCCTACAATATCTGCCTGGGTGCCGAGAAACCGGCGCGTGATCCGTCGATATGTCGCCCTCGCCTCCTCCCCGAACTCTGCCCCGATCCGGGTGACCCGGTTGAGTTGATCCCCCCGGCGCACCGGATCTGCAGGGTCGATCCTGCGGAGCAGAGACACCGCCACCTTCTCGAGATCCCGCACGTCACGGATGGCCCTGCGGGTCACGTCGGCCTGGACGCGCAGCAGGGACACGTCGCGGGACGTGAGGGACGCCTCAAGGGCCTTCGTATCAGCCACCAGCCAGCCTCATCAGCAGAACAACCCCAATGCCGACGACCAGGGTCGCCGCCACGCCAGCGAGGAACCCCAGGCCCCGCGCAACATCCTCACGGTGCTGGATGGCTTCCAGCACCGTCCGGTCTGCTTCCAACGCTTCCGTCGCTGCCAGCACCTTTCTGGCCGCCGCGGCGGCTCTTGTATCAGCTACCATATATCCCGCATCGGCGATCCGTTAGCATTCGGCACCATGCTACGCGGTCGGCTTGTTCTTCGACTGTCCCCTGATCTCTCATCAGGGCGACTTCATGGGGACAGGCCATGCTGGGCGCTATGTAGCAGTCGCCGTCCATCCAGACACTACTATCCCGTCTGATGAAGTAAGGCCCATCGTATGACGACACCTGATCTTCGCAGATAACCCCAATGCCCTTCCATCCGCTTATTGTGTGCACCTTCAGGCGAATTAGATCGCCGACCTTCAACAGCCGCCTTCGCACCGTCATTCGTCGTCCAGCACCGGGGGCAGTGCCAGCCCCGTCGTCGCCGCGATCTGCTGGCGTTCCTCTGCCGAGGTGATCCCCGGACGGGTGATCTCCCCGCGCTGCAAGTTGTGGTAGAACGTGTCGTATGCCATTGCTCCGGTCTGCAGCGCCTCGAGCATCACCCGCAGTTCGTCAGGTGTGAGCCTGGCGTCCACCAGATCGGTATTGCACCGCACGAGGGCCTCCCCGGTAACTCCTGACAGGTTGAGCATCGTCGTCACGGTCTGCGACAGGCCGGCGTTGCACGCCTGCACCGTGCCGGCGACCGTCGCCTGCTCCCGGCCCTGCCGCAGTCGATGTGTCTCCGCAGTCTCGGCAGCGTTCTTCTCGGCCTCGATGAGTCGGGCACCGAGGGAGGCCATATAGCCGACACTGCTGTCGATTGCGTCCTTGAGCGTGCCCAGCCCGGCACCGGAGAACTCGAGCATCCCGATCTTGACATCGGAATCCCCACCAGTCCAAGCCGTACCGGAGCCGATCTTGAGCTGCTGGTCTTCGGTCAATCCGAAGACGTACGGCGTCGGCAGGGCCGTGTAATGGAGCCCGTGCCGGTAGTCCGTCATCATCCTGTAGTGGTCGAGGTTGGCATCTGCCAGCGGCAGCAGGGGCGGATCTTCGGGGTCAGGGCCGAGGCTGCGGGCGTTGACGAAGACAAACGGCACCGTCGGCAGACGCGCCCCGCGGAACCTCGGCTCATGCGTGTCGAAGAGGATGAACTTATTGTTCGACACGGAGGCTTGACCGACATCGCTGGATCTGCGCCAGAGGTTGACCAGCAGCAGCCCGCCCTCGTCGAGGTGAACGTCTCGCCACTGGTCGATCTGCTTGAACTGGTAGGGATCGTCTCCGTCAGGGACGTTTACCGATTCCTTGAGCACGACCCGCGATAGGCGCGGGCGCGGCCCCGTCTCATCCATCTGCCAGTTGACAATACTCTCGGCGCGATAGCGGCTCAGATGCGCCCGTGCGCCAGGTGTTGCCGTTGTCGGGAGGGACACGTACAGGCCCACGCGACCGAGGGCGAACACCTCGTCGAACGACTGCTGGGCGAATCGCTCGAGGGGCACGCGCTGGAGCGTCACGTCCTCGATCAGCTCCTCGGCCTGGACGCTGGGGAGCGTCGTGACCGTCTCCCGACGAAACACCAGACCGGACACCCCCTGGAGAGTGCGGGCCGTGGCGCCATAGTACAGGCCCCGCTTCGCATACGCGTCGTATTCTGTGCCGTCCATGCCCGAGAGCTGCGGCAGGTACTTGTCCTTGGCCGCCTTCACCCGGTCGCCGTCGAGGGCGTCCCTCACCCGCTCCCACTTCGGAAGCATCGCGTCGTAGTCTGGATGCGTGCTGTCTACTGCCATCGTGTTGTCACCTTGGAGTTTTTGGGCCGCTCCACGGTCAGATACCCATCACTTTGCGTTTCCTTATTACGCGGCTCACTATCGGATACTCGTAGGACAGGTAATAAGAGAGGGCGTCGCTGATATGCGTCAGCGTTGCGTCAGCTCGCTTGTCGATCTCGCCCGAGCCGCCGGCCAGCAGGGTCACGCCCTCGAGGTCGCGCACTACGTGCGGAGCAGCCTCTGGATCGACCTTGAGCCGCACCGTGCCGTCGCCGGCCTTCAGGCGGGCGTTGGCGGCGTTGACTCGCGCCCGCTCCCGGGGGTTCGCCTTCGGCACGCGGAGGGTCAGCCGGTCGCCAAATGTCGGGCGCAGTTCTCGCGTGACGATGTCCCAATCGCTGCCGGCTACCTGGGCCGTGCCCGAGGCGCCACCAGTCGCGTCACCGTAGCAGATCACCCGCCCGGTGTGGTTGCCCCAATCCTTCACCAGCCTGCGGCAGACGGCCGGCGTGTTGGAGTTGCGCGGGATGTAGACCTCGCCGATCACCGCCGTGCCGTGCTGCTGCTCCTGGCAGATCGCTGCCACGCCTGGCGCCACGTTGAAGTCGAAGCAGAAAGCAAGCGGCTGGGCCGGGTCGTAGCTGTCTCGCAGCCGGGCGTAGTGGTCGGCCTCGTTGAAGGGGTAGTAGCAGCGCCCCTCGAACGAAACAAACGAGCCCTCATATTCCTGCAGGAACGTCAGCTCATCGAGATCGTTGCGGGCCGCGTCCACCTCGTCGGCGGGCAGGATGTCGGCCGATTTCCAGTGATACCTCGCCCACCCGTCTGCGGTAGCTGCCTGCTGCCACAGGTCGTAGTAGTGGTTGCGCCCCTCGGGCACGCCGATCATGTCACACCAGCCGTTGCGGTCAGCCAGGGCGGGGCGCACATTCTCCGGCCAAGCCTTCGCCTTCATATTGCCGTATTCGTCGAGCACGCCGCCGTCCCAGGGGCTGCCCTCGATGCGCTCGGGCTTGTCGAGACCTATGACCCACAGCTCGGCGTTGGTCACCAGGCCGAGGCGCAGTTCCGTCTCGCTGACATCGACAACATATTCCTTCGGCATCAGCGCCTTGAGATCCGTCCAGTAGATGCGCTTGGCCTGATCTCGAGTGGGCGCCGCAGCGAAGTATCGCGGGCGGTCGTGGATGCTGCCGAAGAGGGCGGCCCGCACCAGCTTACGCTTCGCCAGTTCTGTCTTGCCGGATCGACGGCCGGCAGGTACCACATTAAAGCGGGCAGGGCTGCCCCTGTATTCCTGCTGCGCGGCGTGGGGGCGCATGGGCGTCCAGCGATCAGTTAGACCCGCCACTGCGCTCCTCCATCTTCGTCAGCGTGGCGTGGATCGCCTTGGCGATCTCGTCGGGGTTGTCGCCCTCGTGTGACTGCGGGCCGCGATCTGACCAGCCCATCCTCGCCTTCGTCCAGAATATCTGAGCCGTGACGTTGCCGCCGATGGCTTGCTTGTAGAGCGCCCCGGCGACTGCCGCGTTGGCCCGGATCGCACCGCCCCGGATCTCGTCCCGGTAGTGTTTCCGTAAGGTCTTGCCGGTGATGCCGACCGCGATGGAGATGTCGTCTTGAGGGATGCCATACGCAGACATCGCCTTGACTGACTTGCGGCTTTCTTTGGTGGGCTGGTGCGCGGGGGTCGCCATTAGCCTGCCGCCTGGGCCTGGGCCACGTCCTCACCCGACAGGCGCTCGGCCTTGACTTCCTCGAACGTGCGGCCGTCGCCGTCGAGGATAGCCTCTTCGTTGGTGTATTCCTGCCAGCGGGTGACGGACACGTCCACGTAGGGAGGGTCGATCTCCATGCCGTAACACACTCGGCCCTCGGCGTGGGCTGCCACGAGGGTGGTGCCGCTGCCGAGGAAGGGGTCGTATACGATGTCGCCCGTCTTGCCGTGGTGGCGTATAGGTCGCGCCATACACTCGACCGGCTTCTGTGTGCCGTGGCCGGTAGGATTCTGCGTATGGTCAATATCCCACACGGTTGATTGCTTGCGGTCACCGCACCAACCCGCAGTTGCTCCGTCCCTTACTCCGTACCACGCCGACTCAAACTGCCAATGATAGTGGCCCCTCGATATGGCAAACCTCGACTTACGCCAAACTATTAACGCCCGCCTGTCGAAGTTGCAAGCGTCTAAGTGGCCCGCAAGAGGCACCAGCATTTTGTGTCCGTGCCACACGTAGACAACGTCCCCAGAAAACAACTCATATGCTGCTTGCCAATCGCACCTATCGTCGTTTTGCACTTTACCTGTTGCTGCATCAGTCGAAAGACCCGCCGTAATACGCCACGAGGGGTCATACTCCACGCCATACGGCGGGNCGGNGACCATCATGAACGGCGC